AACACAGACTTAGGAACCTTTACTGCCTACGGTAAAGATTTTATTGAGAAGGGCGGTAAGTATAACGCAGACAAGTCTTTCATTGCTTCTGTTTCAGGGGCTATGCTGGACGAGATAGAGGCTGGTAGGGTTTTAGCGTTAGATTCAAGAGGTTTTACAAACCTACCAACAAAGAACAATGGTGGTTTAGATTTGTCAAAAGACTTCTACATCTTTACAGGTGGTCAGTTCTTTGTTGACTTCTATGATCCTGCTAACGTACAAGATAGTTATGAACAGTTGTATGTCGGTGGTCTGCAATTAACAAAAGCGCAGAACGGTAAACTAATGTACGCCGGATCTACTCAGAGAGACAACTACACACAGGTAGGTTTCTTACATGGGGACAGAGGCGGCGTTAGCAAGCCATTCACAGGCTCCGCAGCATCGGGAGGCTTTAGCGGTTCGGGGCAGTCTGTAACATACGAAGGCTCTATTCTAGGCGATATCTTTGGCAGTGCCGGAGAATCAGTTGCTGGTGCTGTTCGCGGTGTACTTAGTAACCCTATTGTACAACTTGGTATTAGTGCTGTTAATCCTGCTGCTGGTTTAGGTCTTTCTGTTGGTAACACTGTAGGTAACTTCATTCAAGGTAACTTAAACTTTGGAGATGCCGTAAAGAATTTAGCAGTATCGGCAGTTGCTAATCAGGCTGGGGGTGCTATTGGCGAAGCTGTTGGCACTCCGACAGGAAGTACATTAGTTAACAATGTCCTTACAGGTGCTGCACAGGGCGGTACTGAAGGTGTTGTAGGGGGCCGCACTGTCTGGTGGCAATATAGGCAAAAGTGCTATTCAGGGTTTAATTGGCGGTGCTGCTGGCGGTGCTGCTAACAACATTGCAAGTATTCTTTTTCCTAACGTACCTAAAGACCAAATTGAAGGAACTATAGAAGTAGAGCAAGGTGCTGAGTTCTCAGGTGGTGCTGGTCAGGATAATCCTTTTGGCGACTTAAAGTTAAGAATAGATCAGTTAATAGCAGATAAGAACATATCCTCTATAGGCATTAACAGAGAAAAGTTTATACAAAATCAGATAGATGCTTTAAACCCTGACTTTAGTAACTTTGGTGGTACATTTGATTCTTCTCCGGGGATTAAACAAAGGATTGCAGGCCTTCTTGCAGACACAGGAGGGGTAGGTTTAAAAGCACCTATATTTAATTCAGGAGGTACTTTTCAAGGAGTACAGGGTACTGGAGGCAGTTCTACTCCTAACTTTAACAGTAGTTTAACTGACTTAGCTCAGTCATCGCCTTCTCAGCAAATAGGAAATGAAAACCCAACTCCTGTGCCTGCTAACGTAAAAGACACAGATAGTGTGTTTAGAGACACAACTAAACAGGTTCTTGCAGGGGTGTTTAGAAACTTGTTAAATGATGCTATAGGTGGTACTTCTTCAAACCCCCTAACAAAACCAGTAGGTAGTACAACAAACACAGGAGCAAACATGGCAGACTACTCAGGACTGATTGGTAACTTACTTAGTCAGAACACACAGATTGATCGCCTAGAGGGTACAGGTTCTCAAATTGCTGGTAACTTTAACCAAGCAGCAGCAGATGTTAATAAACCATTCACACCCTATAACATCTCTACGGCAGCAGGCAATACTAACGTAAATGGTCAGAACATTACTCAGACCCTTAGCCAACCTCAACAGCAACTTGCTGATGTGGCTGGTCAGGCAGCGGGGATGTTTGGTGATGTTAATATTCCCGGTGTTGAGAACATCCGCAATACAGCACTCCAAGGCTCTCAGAACCTCCTACAGCAGGCTCAAGGCTTCAACCCTCAGCAAGCAGCACAACAAGAGTTCGATGCCCTACAGCAGTTGTATGCGCCTCAGCGTGAGCGTGATCGACTGGCCCTTGAGAATCGTCTGCGTATGCAAGGTCGTTTAGGTGCTAGTGACAACCCAGCACTGCGTCAGTTGGAAGAGTCTTTCCGACAGCAAGATCTTCAGGGTTCTATCCAGTCTCGTAACCTTGGTTTTGAGCGTCAGAAACAACTTCAAGACCTGTCGCAGGGCATGTTCACTCAAGGCTCTCAGGCTGCTCAGTTGCCAACACAGATCCAACAGCTTCGTGCTCAGATTGGTTCGCAGGGTGCACAGGCTTCTCAGTTGCCGTTCCAGACTGCTGATAGACAACAACAGACTGCTAACCAGTTGGCAGCAACTCAGTCTTCACAAGGTACTGCATTGGCTAACGTCATTGCTAACCTTCGTTCCAAAGGCCTTGAGACTCAGGCAGGATTGATCAGTCAAGCAGGAGCACTACGTAATGCACGAGATGTTGCAGCACTTCAGGGCTTGTTTGGAGGGGTTGGAGGCGGTGGCGGTACTGGAGTAAACTCAGCAATCAATAGTGCTGTCAGTGGCGCTGTAGGCGCTGTAGGGGATATCTTAGGCCCTGTAATCGGCTCTGCTGGTAATTATCTAACAGGGTTGTTTGGAAGTAACCAACCTTACATCAACCCCGCCAATGGTGGTTTGAGTCCTGAGCAGCTTAATCAGATGAGCGATGATGACTTCTTGCAATTCTTGATTAACGGTGGCTTTACTTTCGGTACTTCAGAAGGAGAATAAATAATGCAGGCTCAAGGACTTTTTAGTAGTGCTGATCCTAATCTGATTCGTCAAAAAGAAGAGCAGGCTCGTCAGGCTAATAACCTTACTCTGGCGCAGGCTTCTAACCCCTTCGCATCTACTATGTTCACTGGTTTGAACCTTGCAGATGAACTTCGTAGTAAGACAGCGGATGTGTTTGGTAATCCAATCCCAGACTCTCCTGCTGTTGCTGCTGCTAAGGAAGAGAAGGGTTTGGAAGAAGAAGTAGCCAAGATGGTTATGCAGGGTAGACAGCAAGGTAAAGACAATGCTACAATTGCTCAAGAGGTACAGCAATTCTTGGCTGGTCGTGGTAAGTTCAACAAGGCTGAACAGTACCGTACTCAACTTGCTTCCGAGCAATTGGCTGCTGATAAAGGAGCAGCAGAGATTGATCTGAAGAAGGCACAGGCAGGCAAGGAAAATGCTAACGCTAAGAAACTCGAAGCAGAGGCTGCATTTGCCGCCACTAGCGTAACAGACCGTGTTGCAGCAATCAGGGCTAGGTTTCCTAATATCGATCCTAAAGTGGCTCAGGCTACTGCGCTGGATAAGGAATCCTTTGCTGACATGATGGTAGGTAAAGAAGTAGAGACAGCAGAGGGTGTGTTTATGGTGCGCCCTGATGGTTCTAAGGAGCGTATTGGAAGCCCCACAGACCGGAGCACTAAAGTTAGTATTGATAACACAGGTCAGAAGGCTATTTCTACACAAGCCGCCCCTGAATTGTTGAAGGTACAGGCACAGCTTGACGATATCCCAACTAAACTGAACATTATAGACAGTCAACTAAAGGCAGTGAAAACAAAGCCAATGATTACAGGGTCTATGGCAGATACTCGAATTGCTGTGTCTAGTGCTTTGGAAGCGTTGGGTGTGCAGACACCAGAGAACATCCAGAAGATAGCAGATACTAAGAACTTCTTTGCTGCTCAAAAAGATCTTGTTCTTTCTGACTTGAACGGTAAACTAGGGGCAGGCGTGTCTAACACTGACCGTGATTTTATTACCGCTAAGTTTGGCGAGTTGGCTGATAACCCACTAGCACTAAAACAAATTCTGGAGCGTATCAGGGGCGCATACATAGAAGACGAAAAGAAACTTCGTGTTAAAGAGTCTCGTTTGATTGGTAACGTAGAGACAGGTAAGGTATCTCCTGTTGTGTCTCGTGCGGATACCTCTAAACCCAACACAGACCCTGCATCTTCAACACCAACACGCAGCGTTATTCTGCAAGACAAAGGTTTTGCTGAGTTTCTAAAGACCCGCAAAAAGGATTGATTATATGGCAAGCGTATTTGATAGAGGTAATAAGAAACCCGGCATGGTTGAAGAGATTATGTCGGGTGCTAAGGAAGTAGGTAGGGGTGTTTTGTCTAACGTGACCGGTGCTATAGACTTCTTAGGTGCTGGTATTACAACACCCTTCCGAATGGCGACTAAAGGAGAGAAGTTTCCAGAGGCATACCAGAAAGCATCAGGTATGCTAACTAACGCAGTAGGTCTGGAAGCACCGGCAGCAAATACGCCTGAAAGTTATCTGTACAAAATAGGTCAACTTGCTACCCCCATGAAGAATCCTACTTCAGTTATGAACTACGCAAAGCAAGTAGCAGGCAACACAGCTATAGAAGGTGCTATGCAGATGGCTGATAACAATCCAGCAGCCAACCTAGGTATCTTTGGTGGGCTGATGGCTGGCTCTGCTGGTGTTAATGCTCTGCGTAACAAGGCTCTGAGGTCTTACGGCTTTAGCCCTGAAGCACTGGCACAGGCTAAAGAGTCTGGTCTTACTTTGGGCCAGCAAACAGGCAACAGAAACGCATTAAGAGTAGAATCAGAATATGCAGCTTCTAGCAGGGCTGATGAGGTAAAAGACTTCTACACCAAGCAATCGGAAGACTTTGCTAAACTTGTATCAGCATCGTCAGTAGTCATGCCAAAAGAAGCCTCTAACATTAAAGCTGTACAGTCTGCTTTTGAACGCATATCAGCTACTTACAAAGGAAGACAAAAAGCTATTAGCGATCAGTATGGTAAAGACCTTAGTGATTTCTATGCCAAGACAGGCGGAGGTAATCGTAAGTTTATTCCTTCTGACCCAATGGTTGCTCAGATTGACGAGTTAATTGCGTCTAACAAGGCAAGTGTCGGTTCTACAGGTAACGAAGCTGTTATTAAAGAATTGGAAAAGATCCGTAAACAACTTACTGATGAGACTGGAAACCCCAGAAAGATCAGTGGTAAAGAGTTTAAAGAACAGCAAACCTACTGGTCACAGGCATCTTCGTCTTCAGGTTCTTGGTTGGATGGCATTGCTGCTGATAGGGCTAGACCAATGGCTGCTCAGATGGCACAAGCCATGGATGCTACATTTGATGCAGCTACTACAACTTTTAAAGGTGCTGGTCAGATTGCAGCACTGAAGAAGTTTCAAGCCGCAAGAGAGCAGTACCGTTCAGCCAAGACTAATATGGAAGAATGGGCTAGTGAGCCTGTGAACCGATACTTTGACACTGATAACGTGTACAGCCTTAAAGGTGACGAAATCATTGCAAAGATTGCTAAAGAGTCTCCAGAAGGTAGAGCCGCTGCTGTCAAGTATTTGAACTACATTGCTCCTGAATTGGTGGACAACATCCGTAAAGAGATGGTTGACAGCCTTGTTAGCAAAGGAGTTGTTACTGGTGCTGCTGAGGGTGCTTCTACTTTCGATCCTAAGAAGTTTCTAAAGGGTGTGGAAGAAAGTATGCTTAACGACAAAGCAATGTTGTCTATTATGTTCCCTGACACACAGCAACAACAGTTGTTTACAAAGCGACTGGCTGAAGCTAAGAAGATGACACTGACCGACAGCGCACCTGACATGGCGTTTAACACTCCGGGTACTAAAGCTGCTGAGGACTTGGCTTCTGTTGCTGGCAACTATAAAGCTAGGATTGGTGTTCGTGGTGTTGTTTCAGGTATGCAAGACGCAACCAAGAGTTTGTTAATCGGTGGCGATAAGCTGTTTGATATGTTGTTTAAAAACAAAGATATCACAACTAAGTTTAAAGACACGTACCTAACTAGAATGGGTGCTAAGTCTGCCGCGATATCTCAGGATGCTAACAACATGTCTGACGAGGAACTTCAGAAGGCATATCAGGAATACCTACAGCAACAAGAAGGCTCTACAGCCCCTACAATGGCTCCAGAACCTTCAGCAGTACCTGAGCCTATGTCTGCTCCTATGGAAGCCCCTGAAGCCTCTTTAGACCCATCTACAATGACTGACGAGCAGTTACAGCAGTTGTACATGGAGTATCAACAGATGCAACAACAGAAACCTACTGACATGGTTCCTACGCCAATACAAGGACAACAACTATGAACAAGATTGACAAAGCACTAGAGTTTGTACTACAATGGGAAGGGGGTTATGTTAATGACCCTGATGATGCGGGTGGTGAGACTAAGTATGGTATTGCTAAACGCTTCTTCCCTCATCTGGATATTAAGAACCTGACAATGGAACAGGCTAAGGAAATCTACGATTCGCAATATTGGACACGAGCAGGCTGTCCTTGGATGGACAGTGAAGCATTGGCTATTGCAGCCTTTGACACTGCTGTTAATTGTGGAGTGGGTTTTACTAAGACTGCGCTGGAGAAGGCAGAGAATGATCTGGATAAGTTTCTGGAACTTCGTAAGCAGAGATACTTTGACATCATAACAAGAAACCCTGTCAACCGCAAATTCCGTAAAGGATGGGCTAACAGGGTTAATAGTCTTGCTGAATTAGTAGGCAGTGGGGTCAGATGGGTCGTTGCTGATGTCAATGGTGACGGTAATAAACCCCAAGTGAAGAATAACAAGAAATAACTCTGAGTCTTCGATATACTCAAGACCTAGAGCAAGACCTTTCTTCAATTCGATGACGATGTGCATTGTGATTCTCCTTTGACTGGTAGTTCAGTATTCCAACAGTTAAGATGGCTACTGACACTACCAAGTTAATTGCGTTAATAATTGTATTCAAGTTTACCTCTTTAGGGCTGCATTGTCTAAATGACTTTGCAGCCCTTTTTTTATGCCCAAATAGAATCCCAGTCTCTCTGAATACCTTTGGCATAGTCGGTACTCTTGTTCTCAAAAAAGTTAGTGTGACTAGGGGCATTTATCATATCAGCGACCCAAGGTAGAGGGTTAGTCTTAACTTTAAAGATACCCTTGAGTCCCAGACTAATCAGTCTCCGGTCTGTGATGTACCTGATATACTTTTTAACATCGTCTGCACTGAGTCCAACAACACCGCCAGTGGCAAAAGCATTATCAATGAATGCGTCCTCAAGCGATACCATTGTCTCTGCAATCGTATAGATCTTAGATTTAAGCCCATCGTTCCACACCTTCTTGTTCTCGTTTACATAAACCCTGAACAGATCAATCATACCTTCAGCGTGTTGAGTCTCGTCAACAATAGACCACTGAATGATCTGACACATACTCTTCATCTTACCTTGCCTTGCAAAGTTCAACAGCATGATGAAACTACTGAACAACTGCATACCCTCTGTGAAGGCAGAGAACACAGCAATCTTCTCAGCAATGTCTTCAGGCTTGTCAGAACCTGTCAGGAAGCCTTCGATGTATGTGTGCTTGTCCTTCATACACTCATAGTCTAGGAACGCCTTGTAGGTCGTTTCTGGCAGTCCCAGAGTCTCAATCAAGTGTGAGTATGCTGCAACATGCAAAGCCTCCCGTGCTGCAAAGCCCAACAGCATCATTCGCACTTCAGGAAGATTGAAGTATGGTAGATAACCTTTGGTATAACCCTCTGCTACATCAATGTCACCTTGAGTGAAGAAACGGAAGATCTGAGTTACAAACTCTTTCTCTCCGTCAGACATCTTAGTCTTCCAGTCTGCCACATCCTCATTGAATGGCAACTCAGTGTGTAGCCAATGACTCTGCTCATGCTCTAACCATCGCTGGTAGAATTGAGGATGAGTAAATGGTTTAAAGTAGGCTCGGTTGTCTGTTAGTTTCAGTTTCATTTTCAATCTCTTTCACAATGTCGTTAATATACATCTTAGCGATGCACTTGTCAATGTTTGGTGGTGAGTATCTGTAACCCTTAGTTACCTTGCCAATTGCGTTAAACACTGCCTTACCGTCAACAAACTTGCTCATGTTACTGCGGTGGACTTCATCAAACAACATCTCCATATCCAGTCCATAAGCGTTCGCTGTGCCGTAGATGACATAGAGCATGTCAGTCAGTGCATCAGCAATCTCTGTCATGTCCCTGTTAATCACTGCTGCTTCATACTCAAGAAACTCTTCTTGCAGGATAGCCAAGCGCAGAAACTGCACAGCATCTTCAGGGAATGTAGGTGCTGTATAAGTGGCTTGACCAGCAATATCCATAAATTCTTTTACTTTAACTTGGTTATTATCCATTCTTTCTCCGATAAAAAAGCCCCAATGAAGTAAGTATACTTCAAAGGGGCTGCGATGTCAACACTTATTCACAAGCCAAGCAACCAGAATCATCGTTAGGGTTGATGATAATGCGCTCGATCTTTTTATTAACGCTGTCTGCCTTCTTCAACTTCTCAGAACGACAATAGTACAGCGTCTTCAGTCCGTTCTTCCAAGCATTGAAGTGTACGTTATGAATGTATGCAATACTGTCTTCTGGTCTAAAGAACAAGTTCACAGACTGTGCTTGGTCAATAAACTGCTGACGGTCTGCTGCATGCTGAATAACCCACTGCTGGTCGATCTCCATTGCAGTCTTGAACACATCTTTGTGGTACTGACTCATCCACTCAAAGTGCTGCACTGAACCGTCATTGGCTACAATGCTCTGCCATACCTCTTCCTTATCTACTGAATACTCATTAAGAACAGCATCAAGAAAACGATTACGGTTGATGCTACTACCGCTAAGAGTGTCTTGCCGATACGCATTGGCTCTGTAGGGTTCAATAGAAGGGGAAGTATTACCCATAATGATGCTACTACTAGCGTTAGGAGCAATAGCCATGAGATGACTAAACCTAAGTTGCTTGCCTGACTGTGTAGCATCAGGACAGCAGCCTCTAGTGCCTGCCAGACTTGTGTTTGCGTCATCCAGTTTCTCCCTGACATGTTTAAAGATACGTCTGTTAAGACCTGTAGCCATAGGACTCTCAAAAGGCAGTCCTTTCTTCTGCAACAAGGCATGGAAGCCCAGCGCACCTACTCCGATACTACGCTCTGCTCTGGCAGACTCTACAGCCCTCTCAATGCTGTCTGGGGCATCAATGATAAAGCGTGTCAGTACATTGTCCAACATCTCTGCTACATCATGCAGAAACTGTGGGTCTTCCTTCCACTCATCCCAATACTCCAGATTAACACTACTCAGGCAACACACTGCTGTCCTAGTCTCATTCTGTGGTAATGTAATCTCACTGCACAGATTACTACCGTGACACCGCAGACCTTTAGCCTTTAAGTGCTCAGGCATTGCATTGTTGGTTGTGTCGATGAAGTGAAGGTATGGTTCACCAGTCATCATGCGCAACTCAAGAATCTTCTGCCACAGCGCCTTAACAGAAACTACCTCATACACTTTACCGTCACTAGGATTAACCAGTTCCCAACTATCGTCTGCATTCTTGTCCAGCATCAGCGCCTCAATCTTCTGCATAAACTTGTCAGAGATATTGATGCCGTGATGAAGGTTAAGACACCGCTGGTTAGGATCACCAGTAGGCTTACGCATCTCCAGAAACTGCACAATGTCTGGGTGGTCAATATCCAGATACATTGCATAACTACCACGCCGGGTTGTGCCTTGCTTGTAAGCCAGACAAGAAGCATCATAGACTTTCAAGTGAGGCATAACCCCTGTGCTTTTACCGTCAGTAGCACGAATACCAATACTGATACCCACACCACCACCCATCATAGACAGCCAGTTTGTCTCTGACAGTGTATCAACCAAACCCTGAGCAGAATCACTCATGTAGGGGAGGAAACAACTAATTGGCATTGCTTTCTTGTCCTTACCATAGGCAAGGATAGGGGTGCTGAATGACAACCAGTGTTTAGAGGCGTAGTCGTACAGTCGTTGTGCATGTGCTACATCGCTACCAAACTCCGAGGCAACAAAAGCAAACCGCTCTTGTGGACTCTTCTCTTCTGGTTTCATGTAACTGTCCCGCAACCGCTTCAGTCCCAGTTCATCAAACAAAGCATCCCTGCTATAGTCAAGTACCAATTGTTTCATAGTCATCATCGTCTTCCTGTAGTTCTTCTCGTAGTTCAAATGATTTGCGGATAATAACATCTTCAAAGCGATCAACAATGTCTTCGCTGCGGATGTGCAGCATTTCCATCAGAGTTACTTCGTCAACCTTTTTAAGATATTCGCACAGATCGTGAATAGTTGTAATGGACACGTTAGACCTCCGTCAAAGCAATTAGTTCATCCAAGTATGTAGAAGCCTTCTTCAGATCCTCTACACCATTCTTGTGTTTGTAACGCATAACATACTTCAAGATGTTACCCAGAAAATAACCTTCTAGTTCTTCTTTAGAGAAGTTAGCCTTCATAACATCGAAGGGTTCAGTAACAAGTCTTTCGTAATGATCACCGCCGATTTGTTTCATACTTCTTATCCTTCATCAAGTCGTTAATCTGTTTCTGCGCTGCCAATATAGGAAGTATAACAGGAAGGTACAGGGCTGTCAACGCCAAAGCAAACAATCTATTTACCATATTTCTCTTTCAAGTATGTGAGAGACACCGGCAGTTCGTCAAAACTACCATTGCTTACTTCGTTAAACACCCAGATACCACGCCATGAACGATTGGTCTGAGGGTTAAGATAACCTTCATCATGTGGGTAATAGATACCACCAAAGATGCCGGTAACACTAGAACCATCAGCCTTACGTGCATAAGCAATGTCACGGTCTTGAACGTGTCCCATAACACAGGACATCATCTTCTTAGTGATCATTGCCTTAGCAGATGATACAGGTCTGCCCATAACACCAGAAGTAAAGAAGTGGCTGTAGGCAATACCGTCCAGCACAACTACTTCCAAGAAGTCATGAACTTCCCAACCAAACTCATCAAGACGCAATGAATCATAACTCATCAGTCCTTCCAGTTTACGGTCAGACTCTACAGCACGTTCAATGCGCTCTTCATGATTACCGATACAGAACACCATCCGAGGGTTCCAACGCTTGTCCTTGTTGCGGATAAGACGCTGCTGCTCTGCCTTGATAGGGGCTAGGAAGGCTTCCATGCCCTTGATACCGGCTTCGATATCATCAATGTAGTTGCGCCCCTCAAAAGACTTCTTACCAATGTCATACACTGACAAAGAAGGCATATCCCAGTGATCTCCCAAGTGTACAATAACATCAGGCTTCATGTCAACGGCATACTGCCCAGCCCAACTAAGATGATCTACACTAGCACCGGGCTTGCACTGTGTGTCAGGCAGCACTAAATGTCTGGTCATTTTGCTTCCTCAGTATAATCATAAGCCATGTCTTCAATGTCAAAACCACTAGCATGAATCAGTGCCACAATACTTAGAAGCACTTCAGCAAGCGAAGACTCACTGCTTGTTACCCACTCTTCAGTATCGTCAGAGTGTACAAAGTCCAGCAGCAGTGATGAGACTATATAGTTAATCTTGCTCAGTTCAGTGACAACATTCAAGTCAACACCGTCCCTGTCATACACTCGTTCAGCAAACTCTTTAACATTCATAACAGAAGTCCTGATCAGTTTCTACAGTAACCTTGATTGGATAGCCATAGTGTGCAGTCAGTATACTACTAAGTACCTCACCGCACAAGTCCTGAGTGCCGAATGTTTCATCACTAATCTCACAGTGCATTACTGCCTGTCCTGTACCCACTGGAATCTGAATTTTAACCATTGATATCTCCTGTCAGTGCTTGCCATGATGCAGAGATAGCCTCTACATTCAAAGCATCGTTAATCATCTGTGCCACGAATTGACACTCTTTCTGTGTATGCGGATCCAGCCTAAGTTTAACAACCCTAGCGAATGCAGCCAGAGAACCTGTCCAGAACCACTCTGTCATCATATTCTGAGGCAGATACATCCTAGCCTGTTCAGCGCACACACCAGCGTCCAACATATCAGCATATACATACCTAGCATTGTCGCAGATGCACTCCATTTCTGTATACAACCAACTGTCTTGCGGCAGTGTCTCGCTGCTGCTTCCCTGCTTCACGTTGTCAGCCTTCAATCGCAGTTCAGAAGGTATATAGAACTCTGGAAGATTGTCCACATATCGTCGAGACACTTCATTCCATACCAGACCTATCTGATGTTTACCCAGTTGTCGGGCAACAAAGATTGGTGCTTTAATCCTGAAGGTACATTGCACATGAGCAAACGGTGTCCAGTGGTTATGCTTTGCAAGGTAGCGAATCAGTTTAGCATTCTGCTCCGGTGTGTACAACTCTCCACGCTTATCAAAAGATACTCGTGCAGCATCAGCAACCCGGTTGTCATCACCCATCAGATCAACCAGTGTTACTTCCATCTTACTGTACAGCATCATTGCCTCCCTTCATCTTGTCGATAATGTCAGCCAGCGACACATCTTTGTCTTCATAACGCCAGCAGATAATAACGCCTTCTTCGTCAAGAAAAGGCACACCCCTAAAGTAAGTATCTCCGTGCTCTGGGGTTTCCTTAAACCGTTTACAACTACTCTTTAGAGGGCAACCAAAGCCCTTACACTTTGTCATTTCCATCTTTTACCTTTAAGTCGTAACTGTCTCTAAGAAGACGCATAAGAAAAGCAATATCCACCAGTGCTAAAGGGATTGCTCTGTCTTGTTTGATAACAACAACTGGTTCTCCTTTTCCTTGTCCTTTGGCTTGATCATAATAATCGTAGAAGGTCTTGAAAGACTTTCTTGCTTTGCACTCGACAGAAATAGGAATTGTTGCTCTCGCCTTGGGCGATAATTGGACATCTTCACCGCTTGCTCCCATGCTTGTTGATTTAACATCATCAGGTTCTAGTGTATCACAGAACGTCATCAAAATCAAATCTCTTACTGATTGTTGGAGTCTCCTCCCTTTTGCTTTTGCTGACTGTACTTTCATCTAGTTTTCCTTTATGCCATATATCACCATCGCTTCGTTGTAAGTAGAGTAACTGTAGGTTTTCTACCACACGTTCTTCACTGCCCTTGAATGTGTCCACACAAGCATTAAACAGGTCTGTCTCAGTCTCACACTCAGCGAATATCTTGTCAGACTTCTTATCGCCAATACCCTTGACACCAATGATGTTATCCACAACATCACCCATTAACACCTGTTTATACAGGTTGTAGACACCTTCCCATTCAGTAATGTAAAACTGTTCTTTCTTGACCCAGTTGTAATGCCACATACCACCTAGTTGTTTGAAGTCTTTATCGACAGCAACAACATAGAACGGTACATCCAATTTACTTGCATGAATAGCCACAGCATCATCAGCCTCAATATCATTGACTGTCTTAAAACCCCAAGCAATAGACAGGTACTCACGAATAAGACTGTAATAGGCTGGTTTAATGCCCTTGCGCTGCCCTTTGTAGGGTGCGGTAGTGGCAATACTATTCCTGAAGTTCCCAGAGCCTGTAAGGTAGCCTACAACAGAGTCGGCGTCTAGTTCACTGTAGGTTATTTTCTCCAGTAAACTAGAGAGCAGCATAAGGCATGTAGCCTCATCCTGCCCTTCTTTCTCTGCTGCAAAGCCACACCTGTAGGCGAAAACATCCCCATCTACAAGTGCAAGCATTACAGCACTTCGTCCTCTTCCATGTCAGCAACACCAGAGTCTACATCCACAGCGTCATCACCTTCGCCACCGTAGACAATCAAGTCAGTGACTACCAGTTTCTTCAGTGCAGCAGACTTACCCTTCTTGTTCTTGAATGACCACTCGTAAGAACCTACAACTGCTGTGACCTCAGAGCCATTACCCATGCGGACACCCTTAAGTTCAGTACCGTCAGCGTCATACAGCCGGATAGGCTGAGTAGACTTGCAAGTGATGTAGAAGCCCATGTCTTCCTTCTTGTCTGAACCCTTACGTACTTCCAGACCCAGACCTTCCAGAGCCGCTACAGCAGCCTTAGACAGATTGGTCAAGTCCAGTTGATACTTACCAGACATCTCGTTAGGTTCCGACAGACAAGCCCACATTGCTTTTGCACGGATCTTGATTGGTTTCTGTTCGCTCATACTTTTCTCCTTAGTGGAAGTTTGATTTAGATACAAATTCTGAAGTACCGTCTGATACTTCTACGTCTACTGCGGTAGGCAGAAACTCTGCTGCTGCCTGCAACATATCTTGTGCCAGACCAATATCTGCTGATGATTCCATCAGTAGTTGTCCTGCGTCATCGATATAAAGAATTATACAGGGGTTTGAGAACTCTGTCAACATCTTTTTAAAATTAAACATCAGTGTGTTTCCTTCCAGTTAGAACCTACTTTATACTCGCCAGCCAATGGACAGCGCATCTCAAAAAACAAACCAGCCTCAGTGATAGACTCAGTAGCCATCTTACCCACTGTGTCTGCATCTTTCTCTGCTACCTCAATCTGCCACTCGTCATGCACATTAGCAACAAACTGTGCATCTATTTTAGCAGATTTGATCTTCTTGTCAAGTATCACAAGAGCCTGTTTCATCACTATTGCGCCTGCTGATTGCAACAGAGTGTTAAGTGCTGCATGTTCACTACGCACCATAACCTTGCGACCATCCAGACCCGGTAGATAACCCTTACGAGACAGTCGCTGCACCTTTTCAATCAGTTTCTTCAGTGCTGGTGTGGAAGCCAAAAACTGCTCTTTAAGACGCTTACCCACTGCACTACCGCCGTTGACAACAGAGCCTATCTTAGAATCTCCAGCACCATACAGGAAAGCGTAAATGAATGTCTTAGCCTGCGGTCTAGTCTCCAGACCAGCAGCCAATTGGTTTTTAGTATGAATATCACCATTGACAACTTCATTGGTGTAGTCAGGATCACCCATGTAATGCGCCAGCATCCGCAACTCCAGTCCTGAAGCATCAGCACCCACCAGTTTATAACCAGCAGGCACAGTCCACAAAGCACGACACTCTGCGCCATAGGGACTGCTACAGGAAGGTACTTGAGCCATGTTAGGACTGTGGTGTGTCATTCGCCCAGTCACAGCACCGTTAGTGATTACCTTACCGTGTACTCTGTTGTCATCCTTGACAGCCTTAAACCATGAATCTAACTGGCTCTGCCGTTTCTGTAGCATCATGTACTCAGCAAACAGTTTAGCATCAGGATGGTCGATACCTGATAGCGTCTCTTCATCGATGATGTAGGAACCTTTCTCAGTCATCTTAGTCAACTTGACACCAGCAGCCATCAGCACATCAGCGATCATCTGCCGGGACGCTGGGTTAAACTCTACAACCTTGTCTTTCAGTGGCTTTCCTGTCTTCTCGCTGATACGCTTATGCACTACAGGTGGGTACTTAACTTGCAGTGTTGTCAGCATGTCCTTCAGTTTGTCGTACAGTTCAGTGTTTAACAGCATTGCTTCTTTCATGTCAAACAAGAAACCTGTACGCTCCTGTTTGGACACGATAGCAGCAACACTATGCTCAAGTTCTACGCTGTACTGACTAAACTCCAGCCGCACAAGTTCTTTACACACAGTGTTGTACACAGAGTGTAGCACTTCTACGTCTTGCTTACAATACTCAATCAACTCAGGGGTCATCTCAGCATCGAAGTCTCCCTGAAAGTCAATCTTCTCAACACCTAAGACTATGCCCCAGTTCTTGAGGGAGTGTCCTCCAAGCATTGATGGGTTTGCAAGCCTCGACAGCACCAGCGTGTCCAGCACTTTCGCAAGGCTAATCCTAGTGTTCCAAACCCTATTAAGAACAGGAAAGTCAAAAGCAACCCCATTGTGAGCCACCATAGTATCATAGCCTGCAATGTAGTCAGCAAACCCTTCAGGGTGCGTCCAAGTAATAACTTCACCATTCTCTACGTCTTTCGTAACTACCAGTGTTATCCGGTTGTGGGCTAGGTTCGTCTCGATATCTATCAGCAAGACGCTCTTTGTTCTTAATTGGAATTTCTCGGTATGAATCATCATCTATCCAAAGTTTACGCTTCTTAGGCTTCTTTTCATAAGAACTATTACTATACACTTTTACGCTCCACATTGCAAGCACTTTTTAGGTAACTCTGACCACTGAGTAAAGTCTTTTCTGTTCTCAGCAGTCAGGCTTCCTATCACAAGTACATCGCCAATAGTCAACAGCAATAACTTAGTACCTAACGGCGCATTATCCATGTCACCACGCAAGTGCCAGTCAGGTCTAGTCTTGTACTTAGTCATACATTGCTGCCTTCATTTTAAGATAGTCTGTCAACATAACAGAGTGTCCCATCAGTTCATAAGTAGACATCCCTTCAGGCTTAGAATAGTACACAATGACACCATCCACAGGACTGTATGCCACAGTCAGGTAGGACACTAAGTTACCATTCTCAATATTGGCAATGATGTCTTCCAAGCCTGCTACTGCTTCCTTCATGAACTGTTCTTTTTTGGAAGAGAAACCAATCACTTTATTTTCCATCATCTGTACCTTTATCAAGTTTATCAGCGAATGCTGCCAGCACTTCAAACAACACAGTAACCTTAGCCTCAGTCGGTGGTTTCTCAAACACATAGTGTGCTGTCATCTTATCCCACATAGACTTCAATGTATCTGTAAAATTCATTATTTCCCCTTCCACTTTGCCAATGCTTCTCTTGCAATGCGCTCAACGCCATTGGCTTTCCACGCATCCTGCGGCGGGTCGCTCATCAAATACACGCCATGTGAGTCCAGTGCAAGTTTCAATGCTTTGACCAACTCCTGCACATCAGCGGTTGGTGGGTGGGTGTAGAGTGGTTCAAACCCAAGATTCACCATATATTCAGAACTCATGATGCTTACCTCAATGCTGCTACGGTCTTTCTTTATCCACGCCACCGGCTGCACATCTTTCTTGCTCATTTCCCCTCCCACCTTTTCA